AACTGCTCCACATGGAGGATATGGAGTAGGTTTTGAAAGATTATTATTGTATGTAACTGGAATGAAAAATATTCGGGATGTTATACCATTTTATAGAACTCCTGGACAGTGTTTTGCTTAATTCTTTTTCTTTTCTTCTTCTTCTGAAGCTGTATCGTCATAAGGATATTCATCATAATAAGGATATCCATAATAATAAGGTAAATATCGATCATTCCAATATCCATCTCCAACTAAATAAACATTTTGATAATTTGGCCAGTGATTTCTGCGGCGATGTTGGTCATGGTGAACCCAATTTCCGCGGCTTCTTCCTCCACCTAAGCTGCGACCTGGTTGGGGATGGAAGGTGCTGCCACTGCCTCTGATATTGCCTCTATTAAATCCATCTCTCCCTCTGCCACCCCCACCTCTAAAGTTGTCTAAATTTTGGGATATAGACGATTTTGAAAAAATTACGATGCTAGTTATTATGATAAGTGCAATGATAAAAATTGGTGCATTATTAAGCCAATCAGACTTTCCCATAAATTTAATAAAGAAAAAAAATGATTTAAAAGGGGATTGAATGCTAGTATTATAAAACTATGTATTTGGGAATAGACGAGATTGTGGTTGGTTTAAGGGAGACATTAAAGATAAATTTAATGTCTCAGCTTCAGACTGGAAATGAGATTATTGATACTTTTATGAGAGTTATTTTGTTGACTCTTGTAGCATCTTTTGGAAGTAATTTTTTCCATAGAATAGTTGAGTATAAGTTTAATATTGATTTTTGGAGTTTTTTCAGAAAGAAGTATTCATTAACTTTAAGAGGAAGTAAAATAATTGAGATGAGATATATGCATTCAAGATTTGATTTTTCAATGAGGTTTAAAGCAATTATGGATGAAATCATCAAATCTCTTGTCGGAATCCCTGAAAATCGTGTTTTGGTTAAAAGTATTGATGAACTCCAATTGCGAGAAACGACAAGATATGATAACCTTGATAATCGAACTGAGATGCAATTTGGATTTATAGTTAATCAGAATACTGATTTTAAGTTGACGGATGAAATTTTTTGTAAAATATCGTCATACAAGGATAATTTTGATGGAGAAAAAAATAAAAGCCCAGTTTCCAAACAAGAATATGAAATCACTATTTGGTCTCGCAAATTATCCTGTTATGAATTGCATAATTATTTGGAAAAGATAACGGATGTCTATGAGCAGAATAGAAAAAAGGAATCGGATAAGAATAGATATATTTTTAAATTTGATGGAACTGATAAGGAGTCGGAGAGGATAAAGTGGCAGGTGAGTGAATTTAATTCCAGTATGACACTTGACAGTTTATTCTTTGAAGGAAAAGAAGAAGTTATTGATATTCTCGAGAGATTTATGAAAGAACAGATCTTGTACGAAAAAATCGGAAAACCTTGGCAACTCGGCATTCTACTCGAAGGTGAACCCGGATGCGGTAAAACCAGTTTTATCAAAGCCATCGCCAATTACTTCAATCGAAGTATTAAAGATCTACAATTCAATCGGATGAAAACAATTGACGACTTAGAAGGTTGTATGAATTGTATTGAATATAACAATAAGAATATGTCCATTGAGAGAGTGATAATGGTTGCAGAAGATTTTGATTGTATGACTGATATTGCTAAGTCAAGATCCCTTGAAAAAAAAGAGCAAGAAGAATTGATAAAAAGACGTGATAAAAAACGTCAGGAAAATCAAGAACAGATAAACTCGATGAAATCGGATGAGGCTAGGGCGATTATGCATGCGATTAATAGGGATCAGGAGGAAATGGAGAATTTTGTAATGTTAGGTCCAACACAGAAGAAAGCAGATAGAGAAATTACTTTGAGTTCTTTATTAAATATTTTGGATGGTATTTATTCGTACAATGGAAGAATTATTATTTTTAGTACGAACCATCCAGAAATGATTGATGAGGCATGTTTAAGGTCAGGTAGAATAGATGTAAGAATTAAATTTAAAAGGTTAAGTCAAAAAATATTGTATGAGATGATTGAACATTGGTATAAGTCTTATGATGAATTTTATGGGACTGTGCTGACAGAAGAATTTAGGAATTTATGGAAGGACTTTAATTTTGATGAAGAAAAATTGAAGCCGTGTGATATTTCTAATATTTTGCAGAAGTATGGAAAAAATGTCGAATTTACTTTGAAAAGTTTACAAAATCTTCAACAATGAACTTGGAATCTTTCTTTTAATATTTTTTTATAATGGAATATATTATTTTGGCGGAATAATTGCAGATGTTGGCTATGGATAGTTGATTGTTCCGAATTGGCACCAAAATAGTTAAGATAATAAACATAAGTATTCAGTTTTTTATAAAGGAATCTGTCTGCTACATCGATGTTTTCAATTTCAAAATTAGTTTCATCAATATATTTGTTAGTTTCAACAATTTTTTGGATTGCTGATTTTGTAATAACATATGCCAAGGTTGACTTTATGTAGTCATTCTCATCGACGTAATAATCATTCCATTTAATATAATTTGAAGGTTCTTGAACCTTTTTTGTATAGGTTTGGTTTAATATTAATATGTCGAATTCTGGACTATATTTAATTATTCTTTCAATATCTTCTTCAAGTAATTTTGAATTTTTTGTAGAAATATTATCTTCCAAAATAAGAAAATAATTTCCTTCTTTTTGGTTTAGGAAATTTATGGCTTTTATGTGGGAAAGGGTATTTGCAATTTCATATTTTGACAGGGTGGAATCTTTGAATGTATTGGAAATATAAGCATTTTCTTTTCCATCTATTGCCTGAATATAGAAATTTTCAGTCGGTATTTTATCAAGTATATTTTCCATAGCTTTCTTTCTATCTTTATTTCTTTCAAGATTAATCCAGGAAATGCCATCAATGCCATTAATTTTTTTTCCATTAAATTCCAACTTTTCTATCTCATCAATATTTAATTTTTTTACTATATTTCTCACATTTTCAATTTCCTTATTTTGGCAAACATTTATTAAATTATTACTATCAACTGTTCCCTCTGATACAATTTTATCATTTAAGAGATAGGGAGTAATTCCATTCTTAAATAAACAAAACTGAAATGATAAAAATATATCCCCATCATTTGTTATTTCATTAGTTGATATTTCATTTTTCCAATCATTAAAGAAATTCTTTATCTTATCATTATTTTTACAAATAAAAAACCGATTATCATAAAATTTTTCATTATTTAATCCTTCTGCCTTATATTTCTCATATAATTCACATTCCTCTGGTTTATTAATTTCATAAGCAAACATATCAAAATCTCTATCCAAAATTAATTCTGATATTTTAGAAATAAAATTAACATTTTGAATATTTACTGATGAATCAAATACAATAAAATATGAATATTTGTTAAGAATTTCTAATGAAGAAATTTTACAAATATTTTTAGCATTGTTTTTATTAGATGAATTTTGAACAATTTTTTCCCATCCATGGGGTAAATGATCGGATGAATCTGTAAAATAAAACCAGTCAAAAATTTCACGATCATTGAATAATGATATATCAGTATTATTTTTGGAGCCGATATTTGAGGATAGGACAACTATTTCTTTCATTAATTCTAATTTTCTTTCTCCTGCAAGATAATTTAATTGAATTTTATTTTCAGAAATAATATTTGCCTTTTGTAAAGCTTTTGCAAACATATATTTTGATAATTCATTCAACTTCGGCATAAATTTCTCATTTCTTATGCTAAGTTCTTTGTGGACTGTTTCATCTAAACATAAGTCGATTGCTTTAACAAGGTTATCAATATTTGATAGGTCATCTTTTATTTCATCAATAAAAATAATATTTTCGCTATAAAAATTTTGGTTAAAAATATCATATTTATCTGGAAGTTCGCTGATTATAACTTTGTTATTAAAAAGTAATTCGGTGATTCTTGTAGTTTCGAGGATTGCATTTTTATAAAAATGAAGGTTTAATGCAATTTTTGATTTTTTCAAAATATCATATAATTCTTCATTAAATTTATCATGACATTCAAAAACTCGATATTTTTTCCTTAGAAAATTTAAAATGCGATTCCTTCTATCATTTCTTGAACCACAAAATATTATATCATACTTATAATCCCCATCATCTTTTCCATATATTCCCCCTGGAACAGGGACAGGAAAATAATACAATTTTGATTTAATTTCAGTCGAAAAATTATTATAATTCTCCAATGAATATTCCAAAGTTAATAAACTATTCCTCATCCTCTGCTTATATACCTCATCCACCCAGGGTGATTGTTTATATTGTTCTAATTGATAAATAATATATTTATTAGGACTTGGAAAAATACGAACTGTATGTGGGAAGAATATAATAAATATTTCTTTTGGTTTATTATTATTATTATTAACATCTTCTTGAGTTATTTGAAATACTATTTTGCTGTTGAAACCTAATGATGAAAGTATTTCTTTCATTGTTTTTGCCTGAAGAACTCCATGTCTTTCAGTATAAATAATAAATTTATAAACATTATCATCCTCTATATTTTGTGGAATTATAACAACATTATTTTCGGATGAATTTGTTATATTCAGAACTTTTCTCATTTGTTTTTTATCTAATGTATAATTTTTCCCCATATAAGTTACATTTACTTCATCAAAAGTTTTATTTTCTTTTATCCAATTTAAGCCTTCATCTAAAATATTTCCAGGTGTTCTTAAAACATTATTTTTTTGATTAAATTTATTAATATTATCATGAACGACAATTAGATAATCTGAAAATTTTTTTGCATTTTTTTTAATTGATTCTAAATTAATTTTGTTATTTAAGAGGAATAAAAAAACAGTTTTTGTCATTATATCTCAATTAACATTTTAAATTAATTTTTTTCCCGAAACATATTTAGACTAAATAAGTTTAATTTTTATATTTAAAAAAAAAATTTATTTAAATGACATTTGTTGCTCTTATTACAGGAATTACCGGACAGGATGGATCTTACTTAGCAGAATTTTTACTACAAAAAAACTACTTTGTTTGGGGACTAATTCGCCGAAGTTCAAGCATAAATACTCAAAGAATAGACCATCTTTATTCCAATCAAAATTTAATTCTACGTTATGGTGATTTAACTGATTCCGCAAATCTTTTACATATACTTCACGAAATTAAAAATACTTATCCCAATCTTGAACGTCTTGAAGTTTATAATTTGGGTGCAATGAGTCATGTAAAAGTAAGTTTCGAAATGCCCGAATACTGCGGAAATGTCGACGCCTTAGGCGTCCTCCGTTTATTAGAAGCCATCAGAAGTACCGGATTATCAAATAAAACAAGATTTTATCAAGCATCCACAAGTGAATTATATGGAAAAGTATTAGAAGTTCCCCAAAAAGAAACAACACCATTCAATCCACTCTCTCCTTATGCAACTGCAAAAATGTATGGATATTACATTGTTAAAAATTATCGAGAAAGTTATAATATGTTTTGTTGCAACGGAATTTTATTTAATCATGGAAGTCCAAGAAGAGGAGAAACATTTTTGGAGAGGAAGGTTACAAGAGGATTGGGAATGATATTGAGAGGAGAAAGAGACAAATTAGTTCTAGGAAATTTAAACAGTCTCCGTGATATCGGACATGCAAATGATTATATTAAAGGAATGTATCTTATAATGCAACAAGAAAAACCAGATGATTTTGTTTTAGCAACTGGAGAGTACCATTCTGTTAGGGAAATTATTGAAATTGCATTCGGGATGCGTGGATTTAATATTAAATGGAAAGGGGAAGGATTGAATGAAATTGGATATGACGAAAATACAGGAAGGGAATTAATTTTTGTCAGTGAAAAATATTTTCGGCCAAATGAGGTTGATGAATTACTGGGTGATTCAACAAAGGCAAGAACATTATTAGGATGGAAACCTGAGTATGGTTTTAGAGAGTTGATAGGGGAGATGGTGGAGAGTGATTGTCCATAGATTTATTTTCTCGCATTTTCGTAGTTTTCGATGAACCATTTAACAGATTCATGGATTCCTTCTTTAATAGGAGTCCATTTTATTTCGATTGCATTTTCTTTTAAAAAATGCAGTAATTTTTTATTTGAAGCAGTTTTCTTATACTGCCCATCTGCCGAACTATTATCAAAAATCAACTTATCCTCCATCCCATATTCCATTGCAATCATCTCTGCAATATCTCCTATACTTACTTCATCTTCTTCACCAACCGACAATATAATTGGATCCTTTTCATCATATTTTTCTAAAACTATTTTAATTAAATATGCCAGATCTTCACTATATATAAATTGTCTTAATGGTTTTCCGCTACCTTTTACGACAAAATTTTCTCCATTCTTCTTTGCCAAATAACATTGATGTATTAATGCTGGAATAACATGGGCATCTTGCAAATTATAATTATCATTTGGACCGTAAATATTGGTAGGAATAATGGTAACAAAATTATCATTGTATTGTTCGCGGTAAATTTGGGAATGAATATCCAGCATACGTTTGGCATATGCATATGCATCGTTGGAATGGTGAGGAGGGCCTAGATGGAGGTCATTTTCTGAAATTGGGTATTTGATATTATCGGGAAATATGCAGGTACTAAGACAACTTACGACTTTTTTAACTGCATTTTCATGACATGCTCTTAAAACATTAAAATTCATTAAGAAATTATCTTCGAACATGTTTACCTTTTGCTGCATATTTTTGAATAATCCACCAACATTTGCAGCGAGATGAATGACAATATCAATTTTATTATTTTTTAAATATGTATCTATATCATTAAAATTGAGTAAATTGAGTTCTGATGAACGGGGAGTGAAGAGATTGCAATTGGAAAGTTGTTTAGTTAATGCACTTCCAACGAGTCCACTTGAACCAGTGATAAGAATATTTAGCATAATTTTTTAAAGATAAAAAGAAGAATAATTGGACGTATTCGTTTTATTTGAAAAAGAAAATTATTTAGTAAATTAACACTACCATAGTTTTCATATAAGACTATGCTTAAGTTATTATTTTATTAAAGGGTCCCTAATAAAAATAATAATTTATTGAATGGGGATTTATATATTTAACAGGTATCTTTTTAATAGTTAGTAGTGTTATATTTAAAACATATCGAAATTATTTTACCACATATTATATAATTTCACAAATTATATACTTAATTACGCTTAACACCTAATATTCGAAATATTTTTCCACAAATTACCCCATCCACTAATCCAGTCCCATTCTCTATTTTCTGCACAATATCTTTTTTTACATTCAGTTGCAGCGCTAACTGATCCTGAGTTAATTTCTTTTCACATCTTGCACCCTGAACCCTCTTTCCATACTCAAAACCATAAGTTTTTGGCATTTTTCCTTCATCAATATCAGCTTCTAATTTAGCTTGAGTATTTATTATAATTGGATGTTTATTGTTAGATTCAACTTTCTCAATGTTTTTTTTAACATTGAATGTAATTGTATTCCAGTCTTGGTGGCTCATAATTATATTTATTAAATTTTTTTTAAGTATGTTGTTTAATGTAATTTTGTGATATAATATTATGTTTGAAACATTAAGAGAAATATATAGCATTTCCAATATATTTTTTAATTTAACATCTTATTTATTCATATATAAATTATGCAGTAAAGAAAGTATATTTTTTGCAGATAAATTAATTAATTCAATAAAAAATAGTAGAAATGTTTATTGGAAATTATGCCAATGGACAACATCAAGAATTGAACTGCAATATGATGTTGATAAAAATTATTTAATTCAAAAGTTAAAACACTTTTATGAGAAATGCCCATATCACACATTTAATTATACCAAAAAAGTAATAGAAAATTATTATTGCAAACCAATTGAAGATATATTTTACTCAATCAGTGAAATACCGGAGGCATCTGGATCAATTGGTCAAGTGCATATGGGAGTGTTGATAAAAAATAATCAGAAGGTTGCATTTAAAGTAAGACATCCAAATATTGATGATAGTTTTAAATATTTTTGTAAAATATTAAATTTTATGAGTGATATAATGAAATATTTTTCTTTTTTGAAATTATTAAGTTTTGATTTAAATGGTCTTGATGAATTCATGACAAGCCAAATAAACTTTGTTAATGAAACACATAATTTAAAAAAAATAAAAAAATTATTTAAAGATCAAAATTATGTATTAATTCCAGAAGTTTATGAATATAACGAAGAATTCATATTAATGGAATATATTGATGGACAAACAATTGACTATGTTTTTGAAAACGATAAAGAAAGACACAGAGAGATAATGATTAAATTATGGATGTTTGTTAGAGAAAGTATATTATTGAATGGATTTACACATGCTGATTTACATAAGGGTAATTGGAAAGTAAATGGAAATAATTTGGTAATATATGATTTAGGATTAGTTTTCGATAATAAAGAAGATTTTGAAATTAATAAATTAATATTTTTAGGATTTGAAAGTAGATCTGCAGAAATAATATCGTATATAATTGGTGAAAATTTATTATACGATGAAGAAAAAGAAAAGGTGGTTGAAGAATTAAGGAATTATTTGGAGACAAATATGGATAAATATAATTTTGATATAGGGAATGATTTTAGGTTGTTGGTAAGATATTTGAATAAAAATAAGTTGATATTAAAATTTCGTGCATTTTCATGTTTAATAAGTTTTAATGTATCATCGAGTAATTATAAGAATTTTTTTTGTAAGGAGAAGAGAAATAATTTTTTTGAATTACAATTAGATAGGTATGCAATTTTAAAAGAAAAAAGTAAAGAACTAAATAATTTAAGATTATTAGAACGGCTTGAATTGGATGAATCATTATTCATAGAAATAAATAAAGATATTATTAAAAAAATTTATAATGAAAAAGACAAAAAACTGGAATTAATAGACGATATTTTAGATGAGTTAACGGACGAGGAATAATTTTAGAAAATAAAATATTTGGGATTTTAATGAATTATTCAAAAAGTGATGTCACAAAAAGAAATTTATACAATAAAATGGAAAACATTGTAAAAAATATTAAACTAAAAATAAATGCAAATAACTCTGAAGAAGATAAGAAAAAATTATTAAAAAAAATTGCATTAATTGTAATTGCATTTCAGGTTGATTCAATTTATGAGAAGGTTACGGATGTGAGTGGTTTAGCTTGTTTGTTGGAAATGTTTGGTATACCAGAAAGTTATGCAGAAAAAATAAAAAATCTTGGTTATGGGTCAGTAAGTGCTTTGACAGTTTCTATGGTTATTTTAAGGTATTTAAGTGAGGTTCAACAACAACAACAAAAAAAATAATTTAGGATTAAGTTTTTTTTTTATTTAATAAATATTAAATAAATTTATGAGAATACATCGTTTAAGCGATAAGGAAATTGATTCCTTAAACATCCCAGTACAAAAATATGACGAAGATTTAAAATTTAAAGAATTTAAAACTGAAGCTAATGCTCTTTTAGGTGATAAATCAATTAAATATATGAAATATCTTATTGCTCTTTATGCCCTAATTGACCTTTACAGTTATGCTACTACTGATAAAAAGAACTTAATTGTAAAGATGATGGAAAAATTTGGATTAACTCCAAAGACTATTGAGAAAATTGATGGAAGTTTAAAATTGGGATTAAGTGCTAGTTATATTACTTTGTTATTGTTGAAGAGGAATAGGGAGAAGAGTGAGTCGGCTTTATTATCTAAATAACTTTAGTGCAAATTAAATCTTTCAGATATATTTTATTATTTTTTTTTATAATCGAATATTTTATTGGTGTAAGTTCTTCATATGGATCAGTATTGTAAATGAATTCATTTTCTTGTAATTCTGATTTTTTATGTTCAAGATTTTCAAGATTGGAGTAGATAATATATTCATATATTAATTCACCATTACTATTTATGATTTTAATGGTGTTATTAATATTAGTAATTAATTCAGCATTATAGGAATTATTTTTTAAGTGAAAAGTAAAAAGATGATTATTTATTTTTTGTGGGATTTCTTCACCGATTTGAGAATCATTAAGATAAATTGGCATACTAAAAAAAATAATAAAATATTTAAAATAATTCGTGAAATATTTTAAATAATTTTAAACATTTTATAATAATGTCAAGTTCTGTAATAGAATTAAAGCCTAATCAGAAATTATCCATTGAATTAAATGAAAAAATTAATCTTGATGATTTAGCAGTTAAATTAAAAGATTATATTAATGTTGTTCATATCTATCACGATAATGACTACAAAAAGGTAAACATCTTTAGAGATGGAAGTACTGATACTCCAAGATTTCTTCTTGATAAATCGACAAAAATTATTTTGGAGAATACTGATAAAGATATTAGATTTACATTGAATTTAGATTTTACTTTGTGTGAGGAGGAAAAGGATGAAAAGGAAGATGAGAAAGATTTATTGAGTCGTTTTTTAAAATCAAATGAAAAATCAACAGAAGCAAACCATTGGTCTAATGATTCAATAAAAACAGTTAATATTCCATATGAAAAACAGGGGTTTAATTTAAAATTTAAGGAAATTGGGGTGAAGTATATGCCTAATGATGGTTTTTTAAAGTTGGTGGAGGAATGTGCTGCGAATTCAACAACTGGAAATATCAGTTTTCGTTTCTTCTTTATGGAAGGAAAGAATTTTCTTAAACTATTCCACTTCCAGATGTTTTTGATTCTTAAAAAATTTATGGAAAAATTAATTATCGGACACAACCAATTCCAAGGAAACCACTACCTTCTCGATATCTTCGTTTTCGTCTGCGACATGAAAGATGATCAACTTGGTTCAGCAATGATCCATAAATATGTTAAAAATGAAGAAAATAATGTTATTCTCCCAACAAAAGCAGTCCTTAAATTAAATCACAAAAAAATATCCAACAAAAGAAACGATAAAATTAATATCAGATTAATGTTAACATTGTTTCATGAATTAGCACATTGCTTAGGATTTGGTTATTGGGATTTATTTGGTAAAAATTTATGTTATTCTAAAATAAATTCAAGCAACGATGCGAGTATTACTGCTGACAATGTTTTAAATATTCAGAAAACAAATTCATATTATAAATCTTATTTTAAAAATGAGTTTATTTTGGGCATTCCAATGACAAATGATAGAACCCATTATAATATCTATAATGTTGCAGTTACTAAAAATGGAAAATTATTTTCGGTTTTACCAGGTTTAAAATATGAGTTGATGAGTAATAATGAAACTGATGTTAATGTCTTTACAAAAATCTCAGCATCAATTTTGGAAGCACTTGGATATCATATTAATTATAAATTATGTGATGAATATCCTTATATTAATTTGCCAGAGACGATGACAGTGGAATATGGAAAAGTAAGTGCAAATCATTTTGCAAATGGAGTAGAGAAATATATAGTTTTATTAAAACATAAAAACCTCACAATTTCAGGAAATGAAACATTCTCAATGAAGGAAAATGTGGAATATAGAATTAAAAATAATCATTCTTATTCATTATTTGTTGTTAGTGCTCTTGAAGAAGATGAAAGATATTTATTGACTGAAAAGGATGGCGTCTCATATTCTGCTAATGAACTTATTATTCGGCCTAATTCCAAAACCCCTGATATGTTTTTCATCGTAAGTAGCATCACTTTCGGAGGTATTCCAGTTGTAAAACAAACTTCCTTGTCCGAAATAAGTTTAGAAAATTGTTATAATAAATCTTCATTGAAAAATATGATTACTGAATTTGTGAATGGAAAAGCGATAAAATCTGACTAATTTTTTCTTGAGTAAATATAATGTGTATTTACTTAATACCTCAACACGGTCTCTGCAATAGATTAAGCTGGCTTTGCGGATTTTATGCGCATAACAAAAACACAACATGTCCAAATTATCCATGTACAGTTTATGTAAAATGGACGCCGAATAATGAATGTAATGGGCATTTTTTGGAAATTTTCAGTGCACCTCCTAATGTAAAATTTGTGAGGGATGCTTCGGAGGTGCCATTAGGAATAAAAAAATATGCAGGGCAATATAGTGTACCAATGGTGTTTAAAAGATATTATGCGGAGAGTATTAGTCATAGTCAGGAATGTGAGGCATTTGGCATTCTTCAATTTAAAAATGAAATTGAACAATTTGCAGAAGATTTTATGAAAAAAAATTTTTCTGAAAATACTATTGGATTTCATGTTAGAAGAACTGATCATGTTGGACTTGCAAAAAGTCATGGTAACTTCACCAGCGATGAATTCTTTTTTAAATTAATGAAAAATGAAATTAATAAAGATCCAAAAGTTAAATTCTTTCTAGCAGCCGATAACCGAAATACCCAAGAATCATTCCTAAAAAGATTCCCAAATCGTACTATCATCATAAAAAAAATAGAAAAATTAAATAATAGTTTGCGTCACACAACTTTATTTGACACCGGATTAGATATGTGTTTATTGACGCATTGTAAAAGAGTTGAAGGAACATTTCATTCATCTTTTAGCAGAGTAGCTTTGATGATGAATATTTTTCGAAGGAATGAATTTGACAAGGCTGATGCAGAGTTAAAGAAACAAGTTTTTCGGGGACATAAATATGCACCAATTCAAAAAAAAAAACCTAACGGCCCCCAAAAAAAGGAGGAACAACCCCGCCCCACGGCACAAAAAATTTCTGATACCAAGGCATCATCGGTGGATAAGGAGACGCTGCAACCCCTCCATTATATGAATATTGGACACAATCTGCAAAATATGCGCCTCGCTGATCACCTAAAACACAACTTCCATTTCCATTCGGATCTACACACCAACCACAATTATTACAAGATAAACACGCATTCATACCCTTTTGTCCTCTAACATTACAATCGCAATATGCCGGCCCATAAGCACCTCCACCAAAAAAATCTTCTTGATCATTTTTTGAATAAAGGAAAATAAAATAAATTACAAGAAGTAGCATTATCGTCACTGAATAATATATTTTCATAAAATAATAACACATTTTTTTTCAACCAAAAATAAAAAAATTGAAAATTTTTAATTTAAAATTTTCTCCAGTAATAACTTTGAATAAATGGAAACATTAAATATTCTGAGCTTAAAGTATAAGTTAAATGGATTAAACGATTCACACCCCAAAAGTGATAATGTAAATGGGTTAAATATTAGTTTAATGAATCACCAAAAAACAGCAATACATCATGCGGAAATATTAGAAAGTAACAGTGGGTTTCGTATTGATTGGACAGATTCAAGTTCATATTATGGAGAATATAGTGATGAAGATATTGAGCCTTATAGGGATGTATTTTGCAATTTTGGAATCTTAGCATGTAAAGTTGGATCAGGAAAATCATTTGTGGCTTTGGCCTTAGTTTTAAGAAATCCTTTGTTAAATTTTAGGAGAGTTGTAAGCAGCGATCGTAGTAATATATGTTATTCCTTTAAAATGATGAAAACTGAACAATTTACAGTTTCCACAAATCTTTTTCTTGTACCACATAATTTATTTGGTCAATGGAAAGGATATATGACAAATCATACGAATTTGGATTGTGTATTTATTTCAACCAAAAAAGAATTTACTGAACTTGAAAAAGATATGAATATCTATTCATTATTGAAACGTTATCGAAAAATATTTCCCAATATTCCACCAAATTTTGATGAAAATGAGAAAGAAACAATCAGACAATTAGATATTGACAGTGTTGAAAGATGTGATATTAAATTATTGGAATTATTGGAAAAATGGACTAATAATAAAGTTTATTTGATTTCATCAAAGATGTGGAATATTTATGTTGGAAAATGGTTAGAATCATTTAATAAGAAAGTTAGTCGAATTTTCATTGATGAAGTACATTCAATTGTTTTACCAAATTCTTATTGCTTAAAATGCAATTTTATTTGGTTCATTACTTCATCTAGTAAAGATATTTATGACCATCGTAATATTGGATTTATTCGTGATACGATTGATTCCTTCAGAACCATCCGAAGTACCTACAAAGATTATATCACCATTAGAAATAATGATGATTATATCGATTCCAGCCTATTATTACCATCACCGGTTCATCATACTATCAATTGTAAATCATCTGTTATTTTGAATATATTTGATGGTATCTTGAGTAATGAAGTGAAAAGTATGTTGATGGCAGAGGATATTGAGGGTGTGGTTTCGCATTTGGGAATCAAAACTGTTGGTGAGAATGATATTATTAGAGTTCTTTGCTCTAATTTGGAAAAAGAATTGGATAATGCTAAAATGCTGCATAATACGAAAATGATGATGCATTATTCATCTGAACAGAGTAAGAATGAGGCAATCCAGCGATCACAGGAAAAAATAGCCTCAATTGAATCGAAAATTGAAAATGTAAGACAAAGAATTATGGAAGCGAATATTGATCCTATTTTAGCGATTGATATTGTTAATCCAGTTGTTACTGCTTGTTGCAAAAATAAATTTGAATTGGAAAGTATAACAACCTATTATGAGTTTGAATATAATAAGAGAAAGTCGGCGGTGCCTTGTCCAATGTGTCGGGCTACTTTAAATATTAAAGCATTGGTATTTTTAGGTGAATTTGTAAAGAAGGAGGAAGTGATTAAAGAAGAAGATTCTTTGGAATGGAAGTTTGAGGATAAGACGAAAATAGAAAATCTAACTTGGATTTTGCAAAACAAAATTCCTTTAGACAAAAAAATTCTAATTTTCTCAGAACATGAAGGTAACTTTAATACCATCTCCGATGCTTTCAAAGCCGCCGGAAGAAATAACCTTTCACCTGTCAAAGGTACTATCAATCACATTTCAGCCCTTATCACGAAGTATAATGCAGGAGAAATCCCAAATTTATTTCTGAACGCAAAATACTGCGGAAGTGGATTGAATCTTGAAAAAAGCGATGTTGTCATCATCATGCACAGAATGACTACTGAAAATATCAAACAAGTCATTGGAAGAGCGCAAAGAATCGGTAGAACTACACAACTTGAAGTGTATTTTCTGTACAATCAGAATGAGTGTTAGAGAAAATTTCTGGTGTAATTGTAATTATAATTTTATATGAAGATATAATGGAATATATCTTTATAACAAACACTTTAACAAAATTTCAATTAAAAGTTATTCCACATAACGCTGTTATTCTAAATTTCAACAATTTAGATTCTTCACAAACAATAAACAATCTTATTGAATTTATAAAAAAAACTTCAATCCAAAACATTTTATGTGAAAATGATTCCATCCATAATTTTTTTAAAAAGGAACTTCCCAATCACAACCTCATCAATATTCAAAATATCAATCCAAAAATTACCACACACAACTACATCGATAAAAGCTTCCAAAATAACCTCAAATATTTTATCCTATCATCTTTTATCACCACACTCTTCTGCTACTTTACCATAAACTTTACACAATTACTCATTATTACTGTTACTAATCTATTCATCTGGATACTAATTTATTTATATTTTATTGATGATGAACCTTGGACAAAATTTCGAGAAATAATTACTCAATCTTTATAGGAACAGATATATAATATGGTTCAATTATTTCCATTTCAAACAATTTTAAAGCTTCCTTAAATTTATTATCCGGAATTGTCTTTATAATACTATTATCATCTCTATTCATATTAACAACCAAATAATACTTTTCAATAAGAGTTGTATTATCAACTAAAACCGGAATTTTTATAATTTCACAATTATACTGATTTTTTATCTTCTTATTAAAATAAGATAAGCTGCTATTTGTTTCAATAATTTTAATCAGGTTTTCCGGAAAATTACAACCATAAATCAAAAATGAACTATATTTCATTATAATCAATTCACATTTTATTTCTAAATATTTATCGTATTAGTTCAATCCACTCTGTCTTCTTACTCCAACAAAGCCTTTTCCAAGTCTAAGATCACCTCGAATCACCATATTCTTAAACTCCACATTCAACGGATGATCCGCAAAACATCTTATCATTCGATCTGTAAATTCTTTCTGCGTCATCGGCGGCATCTTCGATCCATTACTAACATATTCGCCATAATAAATCTTATAGTCATCCAACAACTCCTTCACCGATAAAACATCAGTCGGTGTTCCTGTAATTTCAATACATTCTTCCACAAAATCAGCATAAAAATCCTGTGATCTCAAAATCTGACGACTATTCTTTTCAACCAACTCCGGTATCGCAATCTTCTCATCACTTTCAATATATCTTCTGACATATTCCAATAAGATAATCATATATTGCTGTCGATAATCAATTATCTCTGCCAATCTGGTCTTCAAATTCGGATCAGCACGAAACTCATTCGGCTTCTTAGGATCCCATGTAACAAATCTATTCGGAAAATTAACTCCCTTATACCTTCTAATTAACCCACCATCAGTGGAATCCTCAATCTTCGGCATCTTATTACATAACATCACCAACTTAAACATCGGTGCATCCTCAATTTCCGGATCAGGACTATGCGCCTTTCTCACCTGGATCTTATCATTACCAGTCAACTCCTTAATAAAGTCCTGATTTAAAGTCTTACCCTTGGGCGGCTCATTCACCTGCACATATCGCTTCTTAAAAACAGCAATCAACTTCGAATTGTGACCTTCCTGAGAACTCGAAACATTCGTTATATACGCATTGTCCAATGTCCCAGCATAATCACCCAAAGCATAATCGTGCAACTTCGTTATCACACCCTTACCATTTCCTCCTGATCCCTCAAAGTTCATAAACAATTCATTCTTGTTTCGACCAATCAAAGTCGATGCCATATATAAATACATAAACTCTCGAACACTTGGATCCGGCAAAGATTTTTCAAACAAATCCTCAATTTCCGCCCGAATTTCAGGATGAATAACAGGTGTGTAATCATAACCAGTCGTAAAACTAATCAAATCCTCCGGCCGAGATTCTCTAAAAATACCAGCCTTCAAATCATACACTCCATTGTTGAATCCCAACAAATATATATTCATATCCAAATTCTTATAGAAATCCTCATCCGCAAAGAATAACTTACACTCATTCGCTACCGAAATCTTGTAATTGTGATCATTCAATTTCTTCACCGAACTATCACAAGCATTCTTCAAAAACTTCAAATGATCCTTCTCCGATACCACCGTATGTGTCGATGCCTCCTTATCCGCTATCTTAGTTCCTAGCATAGAACTATAACGAATCAATAAACCCTTCACATTTATCGCAATATCATTCAACAAAGGTACAGTTTCCTTCAAACCACGCCATCTCTTCTTATCAAAAGAAAACCAAGTATTATTTGAATGTCTGTAATTATCTCTCAAAACAAAATGACATAATTCCGCAAAACTAGAATGCGTTATCTCAAAAGACTTATTAATCAACTTGATCAAATCATCCTCCGACTCAAACTTATCAGTCTCCGTAAAATAATTCTTCGGACTGTCCATCCGCGCAAACATCTGCAACGTACCAACTCTAGCACGCCTATCATCCGGACAATTCGGATAGGTCCTCGACCATAAACGATCACAATGCGTCTCATTATATTTTCTACTCTGAGATGACCACTCCTTCCATAAATCCAAATTATCCTCTCCCTCATTATGCAAAATCGCTCCAATCAAAAACCAATCATTATAGTCCTCAATTCTCTCCGATTTTAACAATCCCAATAAAGTCTTCAAATAAGCCTTGGATTTCTTCTGCTGAATCTGCATCTCCGGAAGTAATATATCCCTCTGCAAAACCCTCTTCTCCTCCTCAATCTTAGCCTCCTCCGCCAAAATATTATCCAACAATGTCGTAATCTCACGACCACGACGCTGCAAAGATAAAGTCTTGACCAACTGCCAATCATTCAAAGGTAATTCCTCCGCCTCATTCATATCCAAATCAAAAATATGCGTCAATAAATATCGATGCTGCGATGTCGGCTTCTGACTTCCATACATAATAAAATTATTTCTCTCCACAACGGATTCATCAATTATCTTATCAATAGAAATCGTACAATTGGCAAATTCAGAATGTCCAGTCATTTTTTTAATAACAAATTTCCTAGCCCAATGTTGAGCAGGATAAGCAAGATACAAAAACGGAAAAATTATATGAATTCCATCCTTTAACACCCCCTTCGACTCATCAACCTCCGGATTCTCTTTCTCCAAAACATACGCAAATGACTCATTTTGTCTCATACTCTGTCCCAATAAAATCTGGAAGGCATCGTGATAATTCATCACCAAATCCAAAATCAAATTCATCGTATATTTCCTAGCATTATCATCAGATAATTCATATCGTAAATCAATATCAACAATAACCATTGAATATTTTTCGGGGTGTTTTTCAGTTAAAAATGCCTGTCGGCCCTTCGTAAATACGTGTTCATCATAAATCTTCCAAAAAGTCTCGTGTTTCGTATTGGGAATATTATATTTGCCAGCGGGTGTTTCTCCATTCAATGAAGTATGTGTAAATCCACTACTGTTGCTGACTTCACACCCAAGCAAAAATTCCTTTAACTTGTTAGACATATTAGTTATCTATGAAGTTCTAACCTCTAATAATTCAATTTTTTTAAACTTTAATTTTCCTAAAAACCTGAAAAACTATATTCTAACAATAATTATTGATGTGTCTAAAAATTATTATTGTGATTTCCCTTACAATTTTTTTTCTTTTAAATTTTATGAAAGCAGAGAGGGTGCGAGCAGTTTGTGTTTTAGAGGCAAAAAAAATTAAAGGAGTTATTCACCTCGAAGAATTACCCAACAACAAAACCAAAATTTATGGAACAGTATCCGGTTTATCCCCAGGATTACACGCCATACATATCCATGAAGCCGGAGATCTCACTGATGGTTGCATGAGCGCCTGCGCCCATTATAACCCCTTCGGGAAAGAACACGGTGGTCCCAACGACAAAGAACGCCATGTTGGTGATCTCGGCAATCTTATCGCAGATAAAAATGGAATTGCTCATTACGAACTAATTGACGATCTCGTGAAATTAAAAGGGAAATACTCCGTTATCGGCCGCAGCATTATTATCCATAACGATCCAGATGATCTGGGGAAAGGAGGATTTCCAGATAGTAAAACTACTGGACACGCAGGAGGAAGAATGGTCTGCGGTGTTATCGGCTATGCCTCCTGCAAAAAATAATCTTATCATAAATTATGGAAAGTAATGTTGAATTCAAAAAATTATTTGCTGAAAATAAATGCCTTAAACCAATGTCCCAAACCGTAAATGATATCTATAAACTCAAAAATAAACTCGAAACAATTATTGATAAAAAAAGAGAAATACCTAAAGAAGATATAGAAAAACATAGAGAATTGTACAATAAATTTAGTAAACAATTTTTTGATAAGGAAATTACAAAATGCATATTGAAAAGGGATGGAGATTTGGTTTATGAGGGGATGAAGAGGACAAAAATAAATGTAATAAATTTAAAGAAAAAATTAGGATCACCATTTGTAATATTATTTTTCAAAAAAAATGTGGTTAAAAGTTACAAAGATTTTTTGAATTTAAGTGAGGAATTGTGTAATGATTTTATAAAAAAATATGAAATTAATCTAAATAAAAAATAATTATAAAATTATGATGAGGAATATATTTTTAAGAGGGTTGACTAATTTAAAAATGTCTAGGAAATCTATTGCTGGATATGAAGAAGAATATAAACCAAAAAAAGATTATCATATGCCAAAAGAAAGAAAAAATGGATACGAAGAGGAATATAAACCAAAAAAAGAATATGATAATGAAAGATATAAAAACGAAAATAAAATATCTCCTAATATTAATGGAAATTCAAAAATATAAAAAATTTTACCAATGCGGAATTAACCACAACTGCATCACCGACTCCATTATGATTATCCTTAAATATAACGAACTCAACCAAAAAATCGTCGAATACATCAACAAAGGTCTAACAATTCCCCCCGGATTATCTGATATGCATCGATTAGCATACAAAGAATTTTCTAAAACGTTTTTTTCCAGAAATACAATTGAATGTTTATTGA